ATTTAATACGGTGCTACACAGGTCCAGGACATTTGCTGGCTCTAATGCGTCTACTACTGCTGAAATTTCAGCAGTAGAAGCCTCTAAAGCACTAAAATCGGCAGGAAGAGCAAGAAGAACTGCTGAAGATTCTGCTAACGCGCTGACACCACTTACTGTATTCCAGCCCTGGTAACTACCGGACACATTAGCGACTTGTACAACGGTTACAGTATCTTTAACATCTTGAGGCATCAATGCCGATGCTAAACTGTCTTCATCGTTAGACGCAACTAAACCAGTTGGTCTGCCTAGCTCGTCGGTATCTACAAATAATAATGATGATAGTTCTGACATAACACTCCTCCGTCTTTATTTAGTGTTATCGGCTGATAGAGTAAACTTTGTTCTTACTCAGTCTAGTTCTTTAAGGATGACATCCATAATTTCATCTAAGTCTGATAAATCTTCTATAGCCTCGTCTTCACTTTTAGGTTCAACAGCCTCGGCTGGCTCAGTGGCTAACTTAGCTCCCTCTTCCTCTTCTTGCATGGCCTCATCAGCTTCAGCTTCGATGCTATCGACCTGCGCGTCATGTTCAGCCTCTTGCTCAATTTCCTTGTCGGTTTTTTCCGGGGTTTCAGACTTATCTTTCGACTCAGTAGCCTCAGCGACATCCTCTAGGCTTTCGTCGCTTTCATACTCAGCGTCCTTTTCATGAAGCTGCTCTTGAATATTACTCACCAAGTTCTTAATGTCAGAAAGTTGTCCGGTAATTCTTTTGAAATCTACTTTTGAGGAAGAAGCTTCTTCTAAGACGCAATCATACCCAGCGGTAATAAACATCTCAAGTAAAAAATCGTTTACATCTATGCACTCTACACCATGTTTTCCTTTTAGGCTTTGAGCCATCTCAGAAAGAATGCCTTTTAGAACACTACCTTTTGGGGCTAGTCTAGAAAGAGCCTCAAAAATTACCACTTGGGTATTTGCCAGACTTTTGAACGATGCCGGGTCTTGTAGGTTCTGGATGTTTACTCCGTACTTTTCATTAATATTGTCAATGAATACTTCTTTTACGTCCTTCTTGTACTCGAAAATCCTAGAAGAAAACTCTTGAATGTCTTTCTCAGTAACTCCAAGAGCGCCATCTACAGAAGCTAGGCAGTTTGAGAATGTTTCAAAAAGGCTCTTTTTTGAGGCTAGAGCTAAGTAAGGAACCTCAACAAGTGCTTCGCTTAATGCACCTACTGTGGTTTCAGCATCCTCGAAAACCATACCAGCAAGGTTCTTAATACTAGGAGCACTCGCCCAAACCATTTCGAAGTTTCTCTTAGACTCTATAAGTTCTTTTTTGATTAGCTCTTGACGGCAAATCATTTCATAAATAGACTCGTTTACGCCACGCTTTAAGCTGTATTCTCTTTGATCTTCTAATTCTTCTAGAGTTATTCTCGGAAAACTAAACGCATTAGAAACTGAATTAGATAAGTTTACAGCGTTCCTTACCTCTGGAACTCGTATAATCTTTTCTAGGTTTTCTGACAAGAAGCTGTTTAGTTGGGGAACTACTTCTAGTAGGTTTTGAAACTCTACCGACTCTATAATTTTCTCAGTGTTGGCTAATCGGGAGCACTGCTCATGAAGTCTCTTTTGGACCCCAGATAGCTTTAGTCTATTTTCCCAAAGGGTAAGAATATCCGAAAAGCTGTCGTCTGCCTCCCCATACTCTGAGTAATGAATGCTTTCAATGAACGAGTGCATCTTTTCATTTACAAAGCCATCAAAAGTCTCCTCGTCATCAAACACAGAAGAATCTTGAACTTTGATGTTTAAAAGCTTAACATCTTCGGAAATGTTAAAGTTACCAGTTATAACCTTTCCGCTTTCAGTAAGGTATGTAACTTGCTCGTTATTTCCGTCCATGCTAAAAAGCATAACATTCTCTCGGATTGATCTGCCGATGCAGTCACCCAATTTTACTAGGTGTGTGATTGTCTTATCTCTTTCCTCAAATATTCTTGAAAACATTTTATTATCTCCGTTTTATTTATATAGACTAGCTTTCTAGTAGCTCCTCAGCTTTTTGCTTTTGTTTTTCCACAATTCTGTGCATTACTTCTTTTGCTTCGTCATCCAAGGTACGATTTAGCATAAATTCAATTGGTGTTTCGGTACTTTCATTCGCTGTAGGTGGAGTATTTTCAGCAGACTCCATACCTGGGCCTTGATCAGCCGCCATCGGAGCGCCTTGGGCCTCCATAGCCATCTGCTCTTCTTGCTCCTTCTTCATTTCCTGTATGGTGCGATCTGCTTCCTCATCAGTCATGTCAAAGTATTCTTTGTATAGATTCTTTTTCGGAAGAAGCTGAAGTCCTTGTGCCGCCTGAATAACTCGAATCTTCTGCTCATCAAGGTCAAGCTTTCTCTTAGCAGACATATCAGAAGGCTCAGGAAGCCTAATTCTAAGCTTCTTGATCAAGCTTGCAGGGAACCCCCGAAGCTGTAAATGTCTTTTAGCTAGGTTCTCTAGCCCAGTTTCAATGTCTACCTGAACTCTCTGAATAGTTCTAGCAAACTTAACATCTAGCTGCGAAAGGTTGGCTTTTCTTTCCGGGGACTTGTCTTTTTCTACGAGGTAGTCTTTCGGAACCTTAAGGGCCGCAAGAAGCTTATCCCTGTAGTATCTAACATCCTCAATCTCTCCAAGGTTGGTAGCACCAGGAAGGGTCTCAATCTTTGTGCCCTTACCATTCTTAGTAGCGACGAAGAAGTCTTCATCTAGAGACATGGGGTTATACCTAGCATTGACCGTGGAGTTATTTCCTTGGTAGAACTTCTCCTTCTTGAACTTCTGCTTAATACGCTCAATGAACATCTCAGCTTTGCTAGTAGGCAAGTTACCTGTGTCGATATAGAAGATACGACGCTCAGGAGCGCGAGAGAGGCGATAAATCATCATCGCGTCTTCCATCATCTTGAGAGACCGGAAGATTCTGTGGCACAGAGCAGCAATGGACTTTCCGTAAGGGTAGAAGATGGGGTCTGACGTATGCATACGGAAGTGTACGATTTGGTGCTTATCCAACTCAATATACTTAACAGGTCTTTGGTTTCCTGTGCCGTTGTACATGACATCCATTACGTCATCAGAAGGAATCTCCTGTAAGAACTTCTTTAAGTACCCGAACTCGTTCTCTACCCTGAGAAGGTAGTTAGGATTAAGGACTTTGAGCTTCTTGATACCTTCTTCTGGCTTCTCCACATTTAGAATCATTTCAATGAAGCAGTCACCATACTTCACTGTGTTTCTGACGATATCCCAAAGAATTTTGTCTAACTTAATGTCAGAGAAAAAGGATTCAACTTCCTCTACTACCATAGAGTTCTCTGAGTCCACATTCCATCGCTCACCCCGATTTCCCCTTTGAGTGGTATCATCAGCATAAATATCAAATGCCGCACCTACTTCAGGGTACTCATCCATCTCCTCATATTCTTTGTAGCGCCTTTTCCTGTTTAGCTCGTTTTGGGGAACGATTGGGTTTCTTACGATACCGCCTATAGCTGGGCCTTCCCTGCCTGGAGTATCTTTGAGCACTCCGGTAGACTTAATAGTGTCGCCTGTAAGAGGAGTAGCTTGCCCTTGGTCTAATGCCTTCTGAACCTCTGGTTGAGCTTTAGTGGCAAAGAACTTAGCAAAGAACCTTCCAATAGGGCCAGTAGGCGTGTAGTAAGTTCCTGACCTTCCCGCAGAACCACCAAAGTTCGTATACCCGCTTTCGTTTACAGGCTCCTCGTTATTTTCTTCTATTTTATCAGCCATCTGTAGTCTTCCTTGCTCATAGCTCCATGAGCGGTCTTGATATTAGCGGTGTAGGAATTTGTTATCGGTAGAGGCGCATCTCCAGGCAGCGGCCTCGTACCCATAAGTTCCATAGGCGTGGTATCTAACAAGTTTTTGTAAGCGTGGACAGAAAGGGCAAGACTCATAACTAGATCGTCATGGTATCCCTTTTCCGCTTGAACTTTACCGTTCTCACCAATGATGAATGTGAAAAGCTCGTCGCAGGTTCTAGTAGAGTTAATTTTGATTAAGTCTGTTCTGACTGCCTCTTCTAACTCGGCTAAAATACTCTCTCTGTTTTTTGCTGTGATTTGAAACCCTATCTCTCCCTTGTCGTCAGCCCATAAGTTCTCATACTCATAGACGTTGTAGAGCCAGTCAATC